GTTTGATGGACGCCGTCCCAGTGACAGGCACGGCGCCGCTTCGACGCGGCTGGGCGGAATGGAATGGAGGCCACGATGGCTGGTGACTGGATCAAGGTCGAGAAGAGCACGCCCCGCAAGCCGGAGGTCATGGCGATCGCCGACGAGCTCGGGATCCACATCGACCACGCGTTCGGGCTCTGTTTCCGGTTCTGGTGTTGGTGTGACGACCAGATGACAGATGGTCACGCTCTGAGCGTGACAAATGTCACGCTGGATTCGTCCTTTGGTCACGCTGGGTTCGCGACCGCGCTCGTCAAAGTCGGCTGGCTTCGGGTCCGCAATGGCTCGCTCGAAGTCCCCAACTTTGACCGGCACCTGTCCGAAAGTGCCAAAAACAGGGCACTTTCCGGCATGAGGAAGGCGAAACAGCGGTCGGAAATGGTCCCGAAAATGTCACGCTCCGAGCGTGACAAAAGCGTGACCAGAGAAGAGAAGAGAAGAGAAGAGATAGGAAGACAATACGCGCGCGCCGACGGCGAAACGCCGCAGCCGGGGGCCGTTGGCGAGGAACCCGATCCCGAGCCAGCCGCGGACGCCGACCCAGCGGCGAGCTCAAAACCGCCCAGGACCGCCCAGCGGCCCGGGTGGGTTCACGACGAGTGGGCTCGCGTCGCCGCGGTCTGGAACTCCACGGAGCGGGCCGTGCCGTGTACGCTTGCAACCCCGCCCAACGGGTTCGCCGATCTGGCGGCCTCGCCCGGCTGGGTGGAGCAAGCGATCGCCGCGATGGCCATGCTCCCGGAGTGCCGGCGGTTCGACCGCCCGGTGCCGTGGACCCAGTTCGTCCGCGATCTCGACCGGATTCTCGTCGGGGAGTTCCGGGATCCGCGTGAGGCACCGCGGCAGCTGGCCGCGGCCGGGGGCCGGCAGCAGAAACGGGGGAACCTGTGACGCGGACGTGGGACGCGAACCGCGAGCTCATCAACGGGCTCTGGCCGATGGCCCAGTTCACCGCGGAGGAGGCGGACTTGTGGCGTGCCGATCTGCACGGTCTCGACCAGGCGGCGCTGTTCGAGGCGATCCGGCAGGTCAAGCGGTCCCGAGATTCGGTGTATCCCCAGCTGGCGTGGGTTCATGAGGCATACCGCGAGATTCGGGCGAAGGCTCGCGCGGCTCGGCCGCCGGTTCTCGGCCCACCGGCTTTCGCGGGCGATCGGCTGTCCATCGACCCCGTGCGGGAGCGGCAGCTGCGGCGGGAGCTCGAGCGCGCCATCGACCTGGCCGGCGGAGACGAGCTCGACGCGGTCGTGGAGCGGATCAACGGCGAGATTGACAACCTGGAGGCGCGGTCGGCGATCGCGTTGATGACCCGGGTGCGGCAGCGAAGAGACGGCGAACGGGCGGCCGCGCCTGCCGTGCTGCGGACGGTTCGGGACGTCGTCGAGGATCATCAGCCGGCGGAGTCTGCTGCGGATGTCGAAGCGAGGCGTCAGGCGGCGCTGCGGGTGTTCGGGGCGAACACGTAGCGCGTTCGGCTGGACGAAGCGCGGCTCGCCCGTGACGATGGAAGGAACGCACGCATGGAGGCGCGCATGGTAATCGGCATCGACCCTGGACCGCGTGAATCAGCGTTCGTCGTTTGGGACGGCGAGCGTGTGGTGGCGTCTGGCGATCTGCCCAACCAAGAGCTCGCCACCTACCTCGACTCTGCCTGCTCGTCGGTCGCGTGCGAATGGATAGAGTCGTTCGGCATGGCCGTCGGACGCGAGGTGTTTGAGACGGTGTTCGCGGTCGGTATGTTCTCGCAGCACGTTGATCGGCTGCGGCTGGTCCCGCGTCGCGATGTGAAGCTGCACTTGTGCCAGTCTCCACGCGCGAAGGACGGTAACATCCGTCAGGCGCTGATCGACCGGTTCGGGGAGGTCGGAACGAAAAAGAACCGCGGCCCGCTGTTCGGTATCAGTCAGCACCGATGGGCCGCCCTGGCCGTGGCGGTCACCGCATTCGACCTTCCGACCACCGACCATGAGGCGACGTTCCACATGCCCGAGCCGGAGCCCGCGGCATGATGACGCGCGGCACCACTCGCGAGGACGTGGTGAAGCACGCCGCCGCCGCGGCCCGGCGTTACTGCCTGCGTTCTGGTGACGATGCCGAAGAGATCGCCCAGCGGATCCTCGCGACCGTGTCCGTCGATGTGCGGGATGGTCTGGCCGATTGGCCGCTGGTGGTGATCGCTGTGCGGAATGCCATCGCATCGATCGCCAGATTTGATCGACGGGCTCGACGCTGCTGCGATTTGCCGGTGATGGTGGCTCACTCCGGAATCGTCAAGGAAGAGCGGATCACCGACCAGGAGCGGCTCGAGCTCCGGATGGATCTCGACGCGGTGCTCGCGCGTGAGGGGGAATCCGTGCGGCTGCTGTGCAAGCTGCTGGAGCGGATGACGCTGACGCAAGCGGCGCGCGAGATTGGAGTTGCTCGATCCACGGCCCGTGGGTGGCTCGCGTCGCTGCGGGAGCGGATGGAGGCAAAGGGCTACTGGCAGGGCTAGGGCGAAAAGGTACTCCTGGCCGCGGGAAAAAAATTCGGACGGCCTACGGATCGCGCGCCTGTTGACATACACGTTAGTTATCGCGAGCGGAACGCACATCGCATGGCGAAAAAGCGGCCGTCCCCACGGCGTCCGACAACCAAGCCCGCCGCCGTCGCCAAACCTGCGCAACCTGCGCCGCCGGTAAAGTCCACCTACGATCGGCATCGCGAGTTGATGCAGTCGCGTCACGCCGCGGAGTCGCGATCGGGCCGCGACATCGGCGAGCTCCCGGCCGTTGTCGATCCGGCGCGGAAGGAAGCGTGCCGGCTCAACTTCCGGCTTTTCTGCGAGACCTACTTCGCGGACCAGTTCTATCTGGAGTGGTCGGCCGACCACCTGGAGATCATCGCCGCCGTGGAGGCCTCGGTGCTCAAGGGCGAGCTGCTCGCGTTCGCCATGCCCCGTGGATCGGGCAAGACCGCCATCATCGAGGCGGCCGCGTTGTGGGCATTGCTCTACGGTCACCAGCAGTTTGTCGTCATCATCGGCGCGACCGAGAGCCACGCGGCCGAGATGCTGGAGAACGTCAAGGTGTCGTGCGAGACGCGCGACCTGCTCGCGGACGACTTCCCGGAGGTGATCTACCCGATAAAGAAGCTCGACCGAATCAACAACCGGGCGCGGGGGCAGCTGTACCGCGGCAAGCCGACCCACATCAAGTGGCGCGACGAAGACATCCAGTTCCCCAGCATCCCGGGATCTCCGGCGTCGGGGGGCATCATCCGGGTCCGCGGTATCACCGGCTCGATCCGCGGCATGGCCGTGACCCGCGCGTCGGATGGAAGGCGGGTGCGACCGTCGCTGGTGCTGGTGGACGATCCGCAGACGGACAAGAGCGCGAGAAGCCCGTCGCAGGTCGCCCAGCTGGAGAAGGTGTTCAAGGGGGCCATCCTCGGGCTCGCCGGCCCGGACGTGCAGATCGCGGGGCTGGTCACCGTGACGGTCGTGGCCCCCGACGACCTGGCGGAGCGGCTTCTCGACCGCGAGCGGAACCCAGCCTGCCACGGCCGGCGGATGAAACTCGTCTACGAATGGCCGACCGAGACCGAGCTGTGGGAGCAGTACGCCGCGCTCCGGCGTGCCGGGCAGCGTAGCGGCGCGGGGACCGGCGAGGCCGACAAGCTCTTCGCGGACCAACTCGAGCAGATGACCGCGGGGTGTCGGGTCGGCTGGCCGGCGAGAAAGAAGGCGGGCGAGCTGCACGCGATCCAGTCGGCCTACAACCTCCGCATCGACAAGGGCGAGGCCACGTTCGCGGCCGAGTTCCAAAACGAACCCATCCCGCTGGTCGACAAGACGGTCGAGGAACTCACCGCGCCGGAGATCGCCGACAAGCTCAACCGCTACCCGCGCCACTTCGTCCCGCTGGCGTGTCAGTATCTGTCGATGTTCGTCGACTGCCAGAAAGACGTTTTGTATTGGATGATCTGCGCGTGGGAGGACGCGTTCACTGGGTACGTGGTCGACTACGGTTCCTACCCCGACCAAAAACGCGCCTACTTCACCGTCCGCGATCTCACGCGACGACTGAGCGACGTGTCGAAAGCGAAGAGCACCGAAGGCGCGTTGCTCGAAGGGCTGCACGCGCTGACCGGTGCCTATCTCGGGAGGGATTGGAAGCGCGAGGACGGAGCGACGATGCGGATCGAGCGGTGTCTGGTGGACGCAAACTACCTGAGCGACACCGTCTACCAGTTCTGCCGCGAGTCGTCACGGGCCGGCGTTGTCATGCCGAGCCACGGCCAGGGCGTGAAGGCATCAAGCCTGCCGTTCGCGATGTATGCGCGAAAGCCGGGCGACCGCGTGGGCCACTACTGGCGGATCCCGAACGTGGCAAAACGGCGAGTGATCCGGCACGTCATGATCGACACGAACTATTGGAAATCGTTCATCCACGCGCGGCTCGCCACTCCTCGAGGTGACCCCGGGAGCCTGACGCTCTTCGGCGAGCACGCCGAGCTCCACCGCATGCTCGCGGACCACCTGGTCGCGGAGTTCCGTGTCGCGAACACCGCGAAGGGTCGAACGGTCGAGGAGTGGAGCGCGCGGCCGGGGCGGCCCGACAACCACTGGCTCGACTGCCTCGTCGGGTGCGCAGTGGGTGCGTCCATGCAGGGGGCCGCGCTCGCCGGAGGCGGTTCGTTCCGGACGGTCAAGAAGCCTCGCGTGTCGTTTAGCGAACTCCAGCGGAAACGGAGGGCCGGGGGATGAGCACGGATAGGACCGAGTCGGTCGGGATCTCGTGCCCGCGCTGCGGGTGCTGCGACCTGCGAACCTACCGCACCATGCGGGTGCGCGAGGGCATGATCCGGCGGTATCGGGAGTGCCGGCACTGCGGTCGGACCATGACGACGCACGAAGTCACGACGCGTCGCGAGGCGGAGCGGAGGCGGAGCGGCGCTTGACCGGCGACGGCCGGCGGCCGCCTGCCGATTGCTATACGTAGCAACAGTTCCGGATTCATCGATTCTGCGCCGCCACTTCGCCGGCAAACGGCGTTTGTATCTCTAGAGGGTTCGCCTCTGGAGATGCTCCTGGTGGCAGACGAGACGATCACCGACGCGATCCGTGAGAACGCGGCAGGCCCGCTCAAGGCCAGCGGCGACTCGATGTCGGTCGAGCAGCACTCGATCCAAGACCAGATCGCCGCCGACCGCTACCTCGCGAGCAAGCGGGCCGCCTCCAAGCCACACCGCGGCCTGCGGTTCACCCGCATCGTTCCCCCGGGGGCCGAATGATGGGGGTTTTCGCCACCATTCTCGGCGCTTTCTCGGCCCCGCGCCGCGTGATGCGGCAGGCCGTTCGGGTGATCCGTGCCAGCTATGACGCGGCCCGCACCACCGACGACAACCGCAAGCACTGGGCGGCCGCCGACCAGCTGAGCGCGAACGCGGCGATGTCGCCATTGGTGCGGCAGACGATCCGCAGCCGCGCCCGGTATGAGGTCGCCAACAACTGCTATGCCGCGGGCTTGGTGCGGACGGTCGCCAACGACCTCATCGGCACCGGCCCGACGCTCCAGATCGCGGCTCCCGAGGGGTTTGACGCGGCCCCGATCGAACGGCAGTGGGAATCGTGGGCCAAGGCCGCCAAGCTTGCCCGGAAGTTGCGGTGCATGCGGCAGTGCCTGAGCCGCGACGGCGAGGCTTTCGCCGTGCTCGTGTCGAACCCGAAGATCAACCACCCGATCAAGCTCGATCTGCGGCTGGTCGAGGCCGACCAGGTCACGACCCCCGGGCTCGTCAACGAAAACGCCGTCGACGGCATCGTCTTCGACGCGTTCGGCAACCCCGAGACCTACCACATCCTTCGCACCCACCCGGGCGACGTGCTGCACAGCATGGAAGTGGACGAGGTCGATGCGGCCTACGTGATTCACTGGTTCCGCCTGGAGCGGCCCGGCCAGAAGCGCGGCGTCAGCATCATCGCCCCGGCCCTGCCGCTGTTCTCCAAGCTCCGCCGCTACACGCTGGCCGTGCTCGGCGCCGCCGAAGCCGCCGCGATGCAGGCCGGCGTGCTCTACACCGATGGCTCGCCGAACGACGACGACGTGGAGGGCGAGGCGTTTGAGTCGGTCGAGTTCGAGCGGAACATGTTCACCACGCTCCCCGGCGGCTACCGCCTGGAGCAGCTGAAGGCCGAGCAGCCGACGACCACCTACAGCGAGTTCAAGGCCGAGCTCATCGACGAGGCGGCCCGCTGCGAGAACGTGCCCTCGAACATCGCGCGGGGTAACTCCTCGGCCTACAACTACGCGAGCGGCCGGCTGGACAACCAGATGTTCGGCCGGGCGCAGCACGTTGACCACTCCGAAGTCGAGGAAGAGGTCATCGACCGCATCTTCGCCGCGTGGCTCGACGAAGCCGCTCGCGAGCCGGGCGTGATCCCCGACGGGTTCCCGCCGCTGGCCGACTGCACGCACCAGTGGATTTGGGAGGGTCGCGAGCACGTCGACCCGAACAAGGAGGCCAACGCCCAGGCCACCCGGCTCGGGAACCTCACGACCTCGCTGTCCGAGGAGTGGGCGAACCGCGGCAAGGACTGGGAGGCCGGCATGCGGCAGATCGCTCGCGAGCGTGCCCTGCTCAGCGAGCTCGGTCTCGCCCTGCCCGACTCAACCGCCGTGACAACGGCCGCCAGCCGTTCCGGGGCCGTGTCCGATCTCGCTGAACAAGCGGCCGTTCCGGCCGGGGGAGGCCGCTGATGGATCGCCGTGCCCGCCGACGCCGTGACCGAATGATCCTCGCGGCAGCGTCGCAGCCGTTCGTGCTGAACGCCGCTGCGATCGTGCAGATCGAGGCGGCCCAGACCGACCCCGACTCCCCGGTGGCAGTCAGCATCGAGGCCTACAACGGCGGCGTCATGTCGGTGACCGGCATCGGCCCGCTGGTCTGCGATGTCGCCGGCGTCGAGGCCGACGGCCCTGTCGTTCTGCTCGACGGCCACACCAACACCCTGGCGGCAACGCTCGGCTCCGCGACCGTCCAGGCCGTCGACGGCCAGCGGCTCACGGCCACCGGCCGGATCTCCCGCACCAACGCCATCGCGGCCACGGCAATCCGCCTGGCCAGCGAAGGGGTGCCGCTCCAGGCGTCGATCGGCGCCGAGCCGACGGAGCCGCCGACCCGAGTTCGCCCGGGGCAGACCGTCACCGTCAACGGCCGCGACATCACTGCCGGCCCCGCTGGGTTCCTGCTGTTCCGGGCGACTCGGCTCCGCCATATCGCGATCCTGCCCAACGGGGCGGACGCTTCCACGACCGTTTCCATCGCGGCTGCGGCCGCCAACAACGAGGGCAACATGGACTTCCAGGCTTGGGTCGAATCGCTCGGTTTCGTGTACGCGGACCTCACGCCGGAGCAGACCGCCGCGCTCCAGGTCGCCTACGACGAGGTGACGGAGACCACGCCGCCGGTCGTCACCGACACTCCCCCGCGCGAGTCCGTCGCGGCTTCCGCCGGTGACGCGACCATCGCCGCCAGCACCGTGGCGACCATCCGCGCCCAGGCGGCGGCCGAAGCCGAGCGAATCGGCATGATCCAAGCCACCTGCGGCGACAAGCACTCCTCGATCGCAGCCAAGGCCATCGCCGAGGGCTGGGACAAAAACAAGGTCGAGCTTGAGGTGATCCGCGCTTCGCGGCCCGCCCTGCCGGCCATCCACTCCAAGGAGCACACCGTGAACGAGAAGATCATCGAGGCGAGCCTGTGCATGGCCGCCGGCCTCCCCGTCGAGAACAGCTACAACGAGGAGACGCTCGACCGGGCCAGCAAGCTCCGCCGGCGTGGTCTGCGGTGGCACGCCGAGCAGATCGCCGCCTCGAAGGGCGTGTCGATCGACGCCGATCCCGGCACCCTGGAGTGGATCCGGGCCGCATTCTCGACGAGCGAGCTCTCGGGCATCGTCGGAAACGTCGCCAACAAGGCGATCCAGACCGCGTTCCAGATGGCCCCCAGCGTCGCGGCGCAGATCTCCGCGAAGCGGAGCCACACGAACTTCCAGCCAAACACCGTCTACTCGCTCGCCCTCAACGGTGAGCTCCAGCCGGTTGCCAAGGATGGCGAGCTGAAGCACCTGCGGATGTCCGAGGAGTCGCGGACCCGTCAGGTCTCCACCCGCGGTGCCGTCCTCACGATCAGCCGCACGGACCTCATCAACGACGACCTCAACGCCTTCGCCGACAACGCGGTGGCGCTCGGTCGCAAGGCCTCGCACAGCCGCGAGAAGGCGCTCTTCACCGCCCTCAACGCAACGGGCGCCGGGTCGAGCTTCTTCACGACCGCTCGCAACAACTACTTCGAGGGTGCCTCGACCAACCTCCAGGTGTCGAGCCTCTCGACGGCCGTGCAGCTGTTCCGCGATCAGGTCGGCCCCGACGGCCTGCCGATCATGGT